AGAATGCCCTAATGGCAACAGTCATGGCACTCTACGTTTCTTCGCGAGCGCAACACGCTACAGTCGGAGTATTCTAGTCGGTCTGTGATACTATGATGTATCTATGGCATCTTTCTTTGATAGGCTTCTAGGACGTCCAGAGCGACGCGCTGCCCAGCCAACAATTCCAACCAGACACCCAGCCGTTGTAAACCCAACAACTGCATTGTCTCTCACAGCCGTTTACAGAGCTGTCCAGATCATCGGCACTCCGATTAGCAAGATGACCATCAACACTTACAGATTCGCGACAGGCATTGAACTAAAAGTTGAAAACCCAGTATTGGTAAACAACCCAAGCATCCAACAGAACCGTCGCGACTTCCTTTTCCAAACAGTTGCATCACTAGCGCTCGAGGGCAACGCTTACTGGCTAAAGAACTTTGGATCTAACGGTCAGGTAAACAACCTAACTATTCTTCCAGCTTCAGCCGTCCAACCAAGCTGGCCAAGGATGAACAATGGTGCAATTGATTACTCAACCGTTGTCTATGACTACTTGGGCACACGCTACACCGAGCGCGAGATTGAGCACCTTAGAATCTTTAGCCAGGCTGGTCAGCTTCTAGGTGTAAGCCCAATTGCATCCTGCTACAAAGACATAAGCGCAGCTATTGATCTAAGAGATTACGCTGGCAACTGGTTCACCGCAGCCGGAGTTCCAACAGGAATCCTAAAGACCAACGCAATGCTAAACAAGGACGATGCAGAAACAGTAACTGCTAACTGGCACAACAAGCAGCAGAACCGTCAGGTTGCAGTTCTAGGAAACGGTTTCGAATACCAGCAGATCGCGCTCTCCCCGAAGGACGCCCTCTTTACCGAAGTTCAGGATCAGCAGGTTCAGGCCGTTGCTCGCCTATTCGGTGTCCCAGCGCGACTGCTCCTGACTTCCGTGCCAGGTGCTTCAGACACCTACACAAACCTCCAAGATGAGAACCAGGTGTTCTACCGTCACACATTGATGGCTTACACCGATGCAATTACCGACGCTCTAAGCAACTGCCTTCCACGTGGCAACCGGGTCGAGTTTGACTTCGAGCACCTATTCAAGGCAGATGTCGCAGCTAGATACAACTACTACAAGGTAGCTATCGATGCTGGCATTCTGACTCCAGAAGAAGTAAGAACGAAAGAAGGACTAGATGTCTGAAATGATTACACGCGAGTTTCAGGCTCGATTAGTTGAGACCGAGGAAAGAACCATTGTTGGTCTTGCAGTTCCTTACGGTCAGGAGATCGAGCTAACCGGAAACACCAAAGAGCGTTTCGAGCCAGGAGCAATTGATGGCGTTGAAGACGTAAAGCTGTTTTACGGTCACGAAGAGCCAATCGGTAAAGTTATCGAAGGCCGCGACACTCCAGAAGGGTATGAGATTGTTGCTCGAATCTCGGACACTCCTCGAGGCAACGAAGTTTACACATTACTTCAGGACGATGTTCTGAATCGCTTTTCGGTTGGTTTCTTTCCGGTTGTAGATCGTAAAGAAGGCCAAACGATTGTTAGGGAGCTAGTAGACCTCAAAGAGGTTTCAGTAGTTCCGTTCCCTGCCTTTGAAGGCGCAAAAATAACCGAAGTCCGCAGCGAAGCAGAGCTAGCTGATGAGACTCCTATCGAAACAGAAAGTGAAACAATGTCAGACAACATTGAACTTGACGTTCGCTCCGTTCAGGATGAGGTTGCAGAACTGCGCCGAGTCATTGAAGCGGGCAAATCAGTCGAGACCGCAACACCAGCAACACACAAGTTCCGCTCTCAGGGTCAGTTCGCTAAGGCTCTTCTAGACGGAGACGAAGACGCCAAGGCTCTAGCCCGCGCTGCTTCGACTTCAGCAGACACAGTAGCCCTTCCAGGCTTCTTGGGATACATTGATAACCTAATCAACACCAACCGCCCAACACTCTCAGCATTCTCTCGCGCAGCTCTTCCAGCAGCCGGTCTAACCGTTGAGTATGCTCAGGTATCTGCAAACACTCTTACAGTTGGCGTTCAGAACCCTGAGAATGAAGAACTTGCTTTTGGAAACCTAACCATTGATTCAGTATCAGCTAACGTAATTACTTACGGTGGATACACTTCAATGAGCCGTCAGACCATTGAGCGTTCATCCGTAAACTACCTAGACACCGCACTTCGCGCTCTATCTATTGCTTACGCGAACACAACCAACAACGCTGTAGTAGACCTAATTGAGGCCCAGAACTACGCAGGTAAAACATTCGATGTATCAGCACTAACAAGCGAAGCCCTTATCGGTGGAATCGCAGATGCATCCGCGTTTATCTTTACAGAGACCGGACTTCGCCCAGAGGCGATTATGGTTGGAACTGGCGCTTACAAGAAGCTTCTACAAGCAGCAGGTGAAGATGGCCGTCCAATCGTCGTAGTAGATGGCCCAGGAGTTAACAACATTGGATCAGCTAATATCCCAGGTCTAGCCGGGCAGATATTCGGTTTGCCAATTATTGTAGACCCAGCATTTGGAGCCAACCTAGGATACATGGCTAACAGCGCAGCAATTCAGACTCTCGAGTCTGCAGGTGCACCGGTTAGACTTTCTTCAGGTGACATTACAACCTTGACCGACTCAATCAGCGTTTACGGCTACATGGCGATTACCATCCCATTCGCAGACGCTTTGGTCAAACTAGACATCGTTTAGTAGGAATCTAAAATGGCAGTGACGTTGGCAGAGTTTCAGGCGTATGTGGGAACAGAGGAAACAACCTTCCCACAAGAATGCCTGACTGCTGGACACGCCTTGGTAACCCGATACATCGGAACCAAGACCGTGCCGGTGTCAGTTCATGATCAAGCGACTCTAATCGCTTCGTCTGAACTCTTCCACCGTCGCTCAGCTCCTAATGGAGTGGCTCAGTTTGCCAGCTTTGATGGATCACCCATTAGAGTTGCTAAGGATCCATTGAATGCCGTTTACCCACTACTGATGCCTTACACGGGCTATGCAGTATGAGCGAAATCAATGCAGCTAAGGTCGAGTTTAAACTCGAATTAGTTGATGCGGGTTTGAACGTCCTGGAGTATATTCCAGAGCGAATCACACCGCCCATTGTTCTTCTAAACTCATCTAATCCTTATCTTCAGACATCTCAGTTTGGAGAATGGAGCCTTGGCATCGAATTGGTTTTGGTAGCTTCTACCGCGACCAACAAGAAAGCGACCGAGAATCTAGATCAGCTAATCGAGGATACTTTGAATGCCATAGAGCCTTTGACTTATGTTCGAATTACTTCTGTCAATCAGCCTTACAACCTACAGACCAACAACGCTGAGTTTTTATCGGCAAACATCTATTGCCAGCTCAACTTAACAATTTAGAAAGGTAGCCATGCCGGCTTCAACCAGAATCAAAGCACAAAACATCCTCTTCAAGTTTGGCGCAACCGAATACGCTTGCGACGCTAACTTGGTTCAGCTAACTCTCGATGACGCTCCTGGCGACGTCCAGACCTTCTGTGAGGTTCGCGTCGGTGGCCAATGGTCACTACAGCTAGACGGAATCGTATCCGGAGACGCTGCAAGCCTTTACCGCGTTCTTTGGGACAACTTCGGTTCAACCGCTCAGTTCACCATCGCGCCTAATGGAAACGCCAGCCCGTCTTCAAGCCAGCCTCACTACAAGGGAACTGTCACCTTCGACCAGATTCCTCCACTAGCTTTGGTTAGCAACGAGACCGCAGTATTCAGCGTAACCTTGACCGTGGTAAACACTCCTCACACCCCAGCTTCAGACATCTTCTACGGTGTCGAGGTAGACGCAACCGCTTAGTTATGGCTCAGCCAACTGGCATCAAGGTTGAAGGTCTAAAGGAAGTTCTTTTTGCTTTAAAACAAATTGGAGTTCCAACGGCTGAGGTTTCTGCAGCTTCTCAGGAAGCAGCCGAGATCGTAGCTTCTACTTCACGAACCTTGGTGCCAGTCAGGTCTGGTCGCTTAAAAGCATCCATTAGAACAAAAAAACAAGCTAGAAAAGTTCTTATCAGCGCTGGAAACAATACAACAGTTCCATATGCTGCTCCCATTCATTTTGGCTGGTTCTATGATAAGAACAACTTTGTAAACAAGAACATTTTGCCAAACCCGTTCTTCTCTAAGGCACTAGGTTTGACACGTGAACAAGTTTATC